CACGATCATCATCCGCGGCGGTGCGTGGTCGGACATTGGCTACGACTCGGCATGGTTCCGCTTCCGCGATCCAGCTCAGCAGGGCTCGAACCCGAGCGGCGCCTCCGGCACGGGCTGGATCACGCTGATGCCCTACCCGGGCGAGACCGTGCACTACACGAACCCCAGCGGCGGCACGAAGGGCGGCATCCAAGGACCCGGCCAGGCATTCACGGGCACGACAGGCGACTGGGTGGTCATCTCAAAGCTGGAGATCGAGGTGGTCGCCGGATCGACCCGCGACGCCGGGCCGGTGAACATGCAATACAACACCGGCCACTGGCGCATCGTCGGCAACAACCTCGGACCGTGGGTCGCGGGCAGCTCGCCAATCCTGAACGCCGCGTGCGTGACGGGCGAGGGCGATTTCATCTACGTGCTCGGCAACTATTGCCACGACATCGAGGGCACGACCGACCTGCAGAACCACGGGCTCTACGCGGGCACGAATTCTTACGGCTGGGAGGTTGCGTGGAACTGGTGGCACAACTGCGTAGGCGGGTCCGCCATCCAGTTCAACGACTCCGACGGCGGCACGGGCACCTTCGAGACGCCTTTCGGCATCTGGAACGGGTTCGAGAACATCCTGGTGCACCACAACTTCATCGAGGTCACCGCCAAATACGGCGTGAACTTTGCCGACATCGGCGCCAACGGCGGCTTGGGCAACCTCTCGGCCAAAGTCTGGAACAACGTGATCATCGGCACCGGCCTTGCGCCGCTGCGGCTGAACACGAACACCGGCAGCAGCGACGTGCTCTACGCGTTCAACACCACCTACGACTGCAACCGCACGTCGAACGCTGGCAACGCGATCCTGCGCAACGAAGGAAACCAGAACGCGTCGACCCATTCGGTCAAGGCCTACGACAACATCTTCGCGTTGGGCCCGAACAGCGTCACGACCGACATGCACTGGATGTACGACGCGAGCGGCGAGAGCACGGGCTACGACCTGCAGCGCAACGTCTATTGGGCCAATGGCGTCACCATCGCCAACGCGACCGACTCGCTCGCGATCTATGGCGACCCGAAGTTTACGAGCGTCGCGTCAGGCGCACTCGACCTGTCGCTCCAAGCATCGTCGCCCGCGGTGAACGCCGGCACGAAGGCACTCCCGAACCTGATCGTCAACGACGACGTCACCGGCCTGGCATCGCGCCAGCTCGGTGGCGCGCCCGACTGCGGAGCCTACGAGCGCGGCCAGACGACGCCCTACGTCGTCACCACGCCGTCGTTCAGCGGCGGACCGCAGATCGGCGTCGCCACGACAGTCACGGTGGGCACATGGGGCAACTCACCCACCAGCTACAGCCGCCAGTTCACGGTCAACGGCTTCGCCGCGGGATCGCCGATCACCGGCACAGGAACCGCGTCGCACACATGGGCGCCAGGCGACGAGCGCGAAGCGTGCGCCTGCGAGGTGTCGGCCACCAACGGCTCGGGCACCACGACCTACACGCTGGCGATCGGCACGGTCGCGGTGGGAGTCGGCGCGCCGGTCAACACGGTCGCGCCATCGTTCACAGGGACGGCGCAGGCCGGTTCCACGCTGAGCGGTTCGGCTGGGACGTGGACCGGCACCGTTGACAGCTACAGCTACGTTTGGACGCGCGACGGCACGCTAATCTCCGGCGCGACGTCGATCAATTACACGCTCACCGGCTCCGACGTCGGCCACAGCGTGACGCTCGTCGTCTATGCGAACAACTCCGTGACAGGCTCGCAGGTCGCTTCGTCGACGCCGAGCGGCACGGTATCGCCCGCGCCCGCTGACCCTCAATTCGTGCAGAGCACGACGGCGACGCTCGCGCCAGGGTCGAGCACGAACGTGGTCGGCACCTTCGGGTCGAGCGTCACCGGGGGCAACTGGATCATCGGCTTCTCGCAGATGCGCGACCAAAAGCTCGGCAACTGCACGATCAGCGACACGCAGTCGCACACGACCTCGAGCTTCACGCTGTCGCCCGAGTTCAAGTACAACAGCGACAACCCGTGGATCGGTTCGGACTACATCCAGTCGACGGCGACCGGGTCGTACACGCAGACCGTCGCCAGCGGCTCGTCGGCCGGTGGCTCGATGGTTTTCGTCGAGGTCACCGGCACCGACCCTACGTCCTTCCTCGACATCCCGTCGGACAAGAGCGAAGGATCGGGCACCGCGGTGACGCTGAGCGGCTCGACCGCGAACACCAAGCACAACGATCTGATCCTGGTGCTGGTGGCCACGGTCGGCGCAGGGCACACCGTCACAGCGGGCAGCGGATGGACAGCGGTGGCCAACATCGACGGCACCTACGACGGGCTCTTCGTGTTCCAACGCAAGTGCACAGCAGTCGAGACGTTCGCGTTCACAGCCACGATCGATGCCACGACAGGTTGGATCGCGCAATCGCTGGTGATCAAGGGCAGCTGAGATGGCGGCGACGCACAGCGCACAGCACGCATCGCCGACGACGTCGCATGCACAAGCATGGTGCGCGCGGGCCAGCGGGCGGCGGTCGGTAAGAATTTCCGAACGGGTCCTTCCCAGGCCCCCCGAAGGCGAGGGCAGTTGCGCACCCCAGTTTGTGCCCAGCGCCAGGGTTCGAAAGGTGTCCGCATGACCGGTGAACGAATCACGGCGCGCGAATTCGCTCGGCGCGATCGCTGCGACGAGAAGCTGGTGCGCCGCGCGATCACCGAAGGTCGGCTGACGCGCGGCGATGACGGCATGCTCGACGCGGCCGTGGTGGGGACCGCGTGGCGCAGGGGAAATATCGGCGCGCCGGCCGCGCCGCCGGTGTCTCAAGCGCCGGCGCGGACACTGTCCGCAGGTGTCCGCGAGGGCGCGCCGGCCCCGGCGCCTGCAGCAGACGCCGCGAGCGGTGCGCCGGCGGCCGGTCGAGATCCCACCTATGCGCAGGCGATGGCGAAGAAGGAGCACTTCCTCGCCGAAAAGCACGAGCTTGAATTCAGGCAGCGACGTGGCGAGCTGGTGGATCTCGAGCAGGCCAAACGCGTGCTGTTCGACGAGACGCGCCGAGGTCGCGACCACTGGCTGAACTGGCCGGCCCGGGTCGCGGCCACGATCGCGGCGGAACTCGGGGTCGAGCCTGATCGCGTCGCCGAGCTCCTCACCACGCATGTCACCCGACACCTCGACTACCTCTCCCAGCCGGACGGCACCGAGTTCGAGCCAACGTGATGAGCTGATCGCGACGAGCCGCGCAGGCTGGCGTCCGCCGGCCCGGCTGTCGGTCGCCGCCTGGGCGGACACCTACCGCCAGCTCGCGAAGTCGGCTGGCAGCCGGGGAGGGCAGTGGTCTACCGCCGACGTGGAGGCGGCGCGCGGCGCAATGCTGGCGGTCACCGAGCCAGGCGTGCACATCATCACCGCGATGGTCTGCACCCAGCTGATGAAGACCGCGCTCCTCGAGAACGTCTTCGGCTACTTCGCCCACCTCGACCCCTGCCCGATGCTGCTGCTGCAGCCCAAGGACGACGCCGCAGAGCAGTTCTCGAAGGAGCGCATCACGCCCATGGTTCGCGCCACGCCGGCGCTGCGCGAGCTGATCGGCACCTCGAAAACCCGCAACGGCAGCGAGACGATCCTCTTCAAGGAATTCCGGGGTGGCTTTCTGGCGCTGGCCGGCGCAGGCAGCCCTGACAACCTCGCGCGGCGCCCAATCCGCGTGCTGCTCTCCGACGAGATCGACAAGTACCCCACGACGCGTGAGGGCGACCCGATCATGCTGGCCGAGGAGCGGACCGCATCCTTCGACCTGAACTGGCTCTCGCTGCGCGTGTGCTCGCCGACCGTTGACGGCGAGAGCCGCATCGCCGACAGCTACGCGGCGTCCGACCAGCGGCGCGCGTCGATTGCCTGTCCCCATTGCGGCCACCGCCAATTCCCCGACTTCTTCAAGCACGTCCAGTGGCAGAAGCGCCACGACGACAAGGGCGGCGTGCAGGAGCATTTCCCGCGCACGGCGCGCCTGCATTGCGAGGCCTGTGGCGTGGCCTGGCAGGAGGGCGAGCGCCTGCGCGCGCTCCAGACCTGCAGGTGGCACCAGACACGCCCGTTCCAATGCTGCGGGCGCCAGCATGCGCCGCTGGCAGCGTACGAGCGCGCCTGGCGGGCGCAGGAGGCCGAGGATGCCGTCGTGGTCGGCGAAGAGAGCGCGCCGGCGTCGCCCATGCGAGATCCTGTCGACGATGTCTGGAAATGGTGGTCGGATTCGGCTGAGGGCCGCTATGCGGTCTACCGCGCTCGCTGCCCGGACTGCGGCGCGCTGCCGGTCGACAACCGGCACGCCGGCTTTCAGGCTTCCAAGCTGCTATCTCCCTGGCAGAAGGACCGGCCCGCAGACATCGCGGAGAAGTGGCTCGCGGCGAAGGGCAACCCCGACAAGGAACTGGCCTGGTGGAACACGCAGATGGGCCTCCCCCACCGGCCGTCGGCCGGGCGCCGGATCGAAGCCCGCGTGCTGCTTGAGCGCCGCGAGGTCTACGACGCCGAAGTACCGGACGGCGTGGCCCTGATCACCGTCGGTGTGGACACCCAGGATTACCGCATCGAGCTCGAGGTCGTGGGCTGGGGGCGCGACGAGGAGTCGTGGTCGATCGCCTACGAGGTGATCGAGGGCGAGATGTCGGACCCGCTGGTGCGGCGCCGGCTCGACGAGCTGCTCCAGCGCCGCTGGCGCAAGGCGACCGGCGTCACGCTCGCGCCGGCGGCCGTCTGCATGGACTCGGGCGGTCACCACACGCAACACGTCTATGACTTCGCGAAGGAGCGGCTCGGGCGCCGCGTCTGGGCCGTGAAGGGCGCGAGTGAGCGCGACGGCGCGCGCAACCCGGTCTGGCCGACGAAGCGGCCGCAGAAGAAGAACAAGGCCGCGTTCCGGCCGGTGATGCTGGGCGGCAACACCGCGCGCGACGTCGTGCGGGCGCGCCTGGCCATGGAGGAGACGCCGGGCCCGGGCGCCGCGATGCCGGGCTACTGCCACTTCCCAGCCGACCGCGATGTGGGGTACTTCGACCAGCTGCTGACCGACCGCGTCGAAGTGAAGACGATGGGCAGCCGCACGGTACGCCTCTGGGTCACACCGCCGGGCCGCGCCAACGAGGCGGCCGACTGCCGCGTCTACGCCTATGCCGCGCTGTGCGGCCTGGTGCACGTTGGGCTGGTGCTGAACAAGGTCGCGGCACGAGCGGCTGACGAGAGCACCGCCATCCAGTCCGGCGCCGTCGCGCCGCCCGTTCCCTCGGCGATCGCCAAGCCGCCCGAGAAACGCTCGCTCGCATCGAGGCTCGCATGACGTTCACCATCAACATCCAGACCAACATCAAGGCGTTCGAGAAGAAGGTCAGCGCCTTCGCTCACAAGCAGCTGCCGTTCGCGACAGCGCAGGCGCTCACCGCGATTGCGCAGGCCGTCGTGCTGGCCGAGCAGGTGAACGAAAAAAAGGTGCTGGACCGGCCGAAGCCCTTCACGACGGGCGCGATCGGCGTCGTCAAGGCCAACAAGGCCCGCATGGAAGCGACGGTCTTCGTCAAGGACATCACCGCGGCCTACCTCGAGCCGTACCAGTTCGGCGGCAAGAACAAGCTGAACAGCCGCGCGTTGCTGAAGCCCGTCGACGCCGTGACGGATCTGGACCAGTTCGGCAACCTGCCACGCAACTTCATCCGCAAGCTGAAGGGGCGCCCCGACATCTTCATCGGCACCGTACAGACCAAGGCCGGCCCGGTCAACGGCGTCTGGCAGCGCGACGCGTCCGTCGACTTCGAGCTGCCGCTGACCACGCGCACCGGCAAGCTGCGCACGCCCAAGGCGCGGCGCAACACGTCGGGGCGACTGATCCTGCTGGTGAAATTCACCGACGCGCACCCGGTGAAGCAGCACCTGGACTGGTTCAACGTGGCGCAGCGCGCGGTGGCCAAGAACTTCAACCGCGAGATGGGGAAGGCGCTGGCGCGCGCGATCGCGACCGCGAAGTAGCCGGCGGCGCGTGAGCGCGCGGTTTCAAGCCGCGCTCGACACCATTGCTGCATGACCACGCGCACCTCGATCCTCGACGGGATGGACACAGGCCAGTTGCAGATCCGCCTGGCGGCGATGCAGCAGGCCTACCTCGATCTCACGACCGGCGGAAAGGTGCAGGTCGCCAGCTACGCGCAGGGCGATGGCAGCCGGACCGTCACGTATACGCAGGCGAACATCGCCGACCTGACGGCCGCGATCATCGGCGTGCAGACCCAGATCGATCGCGCGACCGGTGTGTGCCTGAACCGCCGCGCGCCGATCCGGCCCATCTTCACGCGATGACCGCCGTCTCCACGATCGTCGACGCGAGCGGAAAGCCCTTCGTCCTGGGCAATGGCATGGGCCGCGCGAGCGCCGGCGTGCCCGCGCCGGACGGCACGACCATGGTGCCAGGCATGGGCTACGGGATGTACCCGTATGACGCCAGCCAGATCGCGTCCCAGGAGTTCGGCGAGTGGAATCCGCAGATCCGGTCGCCCGACTCCGAGATCAACCAGTTCCGCGACCGGATGGTGGCGCGCTCGCGCGACCTCACGCGCAACAGCGGCTGGGCCTCGGGCGGCATCGTCCGCATCCTCGACAACGTGGTCGGCACCAACCTGCGGTTGCTGGCCCAGCCCGACTACCGCGCGCTCGCGCTGCGCTTCGGGGTCAAGGCCTTCGACGCCGTCTGGGCGGACGAATTCCGCCACGCGGTCGAGGCGCTGTGGCGCGGCTATGCCGACAACCCGCGCCGCTGGAACGACGTCTCCGAGAAGTGGACCGTCGGGCAGCAGTTCCGGCTCGCGCTGAGGCACAAGCTCATCGACGGCGACAGCCTGTTCCTCTCGTACTGGTTGCCCGAGCGCTGCGGCTACGGCGGGGCCGACTACGCCACCGCCTTCATGCTGGTGGACCCCGACCGGCTCTCGAATCCGTACCAGGCGATGGACACGAAGTTCATGCGCGGCGGCGTCGAGGTCGACGCCCGCGGCGTGCCTGTTGCCTACCACGTGCGCGAGGCGGAGCAGTACGACTGGTACAACGTGACCGAGGCCAATCGCTGGGAGCGCGTCCCCCGCTACGACACCGACGGCTGGCGCAGGGTGATCCACGATTTCGACGCAGATCGCGCGGGCCAGAACCGTGGCATCGGCGTGTTCTCGCCGGTGATCACCCACATGAAGATGCTGGCCAAGTACTACGGCGTCGAGCTGCAGCAGGCCACGATCTCGGCGATCTTCGGCACCTACGTCACGAGCCCGTTCGACCCAGCGCTGGTGGGCGACGCGCTCGGCGCCGGCGACATCGGTTCCGATGATCTCGGCCTCTACCAGACCGAGCGGTCGAAGTGGTCGCAAGAACGGCCGGCCATGCTGAACGGCGCGCGCGTGCCGACGCTGTTCCCCGGCGAGAAGATCGAGAGCGTCGCCAGCGCGCACCCGCACACCAACTTCCCGGCCTTCGCGCACGAGATGATGTGCCTCTGCGCGGCCGCCCTCGGGATGTCGGTGGAGCAGATCACGCAGGACTGGTCGCGCGTCAACTACTCCAGCGCGCGCGCCTCGCTCGCCGAGACGTGGAAGACGTTCATGCGGCGCCGCGGTGAGTTCGCGGCGAACACGGCAACTCCGGTCTACGGCACCTGGCTCGAGGAAGCGATGGAGCTCGGCGAGCTGCCGCTGCCCGCCGGCGCCCCCGACTATGTCGAGGCAACTGCTGCCTATTCGAAGTGCCAGTGGCTGGGGCCGCCCCGCGGCTTCATCGATCCCACGAAGGAGCCCGCCGGCGCGATCCTGCGCCTCGAGGCCGGCACGTCGACGCTCAAGGCCGAGGCGGCGGAGCAGGGCCAGGACTGGGAAGAAGTGCTGGAAGAACGCGCGCTGGAGAACGCCGCCTACAAGCGCGCCGGCGTGCCGGTGCCGGCCTGGGGCAACGTCAACGGCGTGCTCGACCCGGCCGGCAGTGGCGACGAGACGATCCAGGACAACTCCCAAGGTGGCGCGAAATGAGCCTTCACAACCTGCCCTACCTGGCGCAGCGCCTGTTCAATGTCCCGCTCGCCATCACGCCGGGCAAGCTCGAGATCGTCGTCGCGGCGATGGCCGACCGGATGGGCATCAGCCAGCTGTTCCGCGCGAACGGTGACGTCTTCGCGTTCGACGGCGACTGGAAGAACGGCGACGACGCGCGCGAGGACCGCGACAACGGCTACGAGGTCGCGAACGGCGTCGCGATCATCCCGATCACGGG